CATGAAGAACTACATAGTAAAGGATAGATGTGCTTTAGATAATGGCTTTATTCTTGATTTTTAATGATTTGTTGTATTTTTGTTGTAAGAAAATTATAACTCCATTAGTAGCTCAATTATTTTATCCTTATCTTTATTTTCTAGCTCTTTTATAATATGGATATAGGTTTGCTGTGTGATAGCCACACTTGCGTGTCCTAGGCGTTTTGAAACAGTCATGATATCAACTCCATGATAGAGGAGAACAGAAGCATGAGTATGCCTTAAACCGTGTACAGTAAGTGGAGTAGAAATCTTTAGTTTTTTTAATGCATGTTCTAATGTATTTTGCAAAGCTGAGAGAGTTATTATTTTTCTATAAGGATGATAACAAACGAAGTCATGTATCGGTTTTATACCCAAACTTTCAAATAATGTTTTTTGCTGTTCTCTAAAATATTTTAGCAATTGCATACTTTCATCATCTATAACAATATCTCTTATTCCAGCATCTGTTTTGGGCTTTTTGAAACCACCGACTTTGTTTCTGTAATTCCAAGTTCTGTGGCACTTAATGACATTATTATCAAACTTAATATCATCCCATACTAAGCCAAAAGCTTCACTGGCTCTCATTCCAGTAATTGAAATTATAAACAGCATAGTGGGGGATGAATAGTTTGGATTAAGCCTATTTCTGAAATAATCAACTAATTGCTTGTATTCATCAAAATTTACAAACTTGTCTTGCTCGGCTTTATCATTCCCGTTACCTTTAACGACTGCTCGAGTGGTGAAATCTTTTTGCAGTCGTCCCTCTTCAATGAGTGGTTGAATAGATGCTCTAACTCTAGTATGAAACCCTTTTGTAGATGCTTTGGCGTGTGTTTCAGCAAATTTATTTAGCGCTCTTTGATAAGAAGATGCTGTTATTTCGGAAATTAAAACATTTGGCATATAGGTTTTTAAATATTTTAACGTTTGCTCATAACCTTTATAAGTCATTTCATCAATTGCATTTTTCTTATAAAGTTCCATCCAGTCTTTAAAATATTCGGAAATTTCTTGCTTAATGGGGTCAACAATAAATCCTTTTTTTAGTTTGCTTTCAATATCCATTGCTTCAGCTTGTGCATCGGACTTTGTAGAAAAACCACCCTTTGTTAGACGAGGAAGTCCTTGTTTTGTTCTTGATATTGAATACTGCCAAGTTTTACCACGCTTTTGATATGTAGCCATATTTGCTTTTTATACCTCATTTCTGATAAAATGGTATAGTAAAAAGCTTGTTAAAAGCCTTTATACTATTTTATAGTTTAAATCCGCCCCTTGTCGTCAAACTTGAGCGGATTTTTTTGTTTATTTAACTACACCATTATTGAAATCTAAATACATTACCCAGCCGTCAGACATCATTACACCATCGCCTTTAGCTTGGAAAGTATAAGTTTGACCAGAAGTAAGTTGTTTTGCCATCTCATCATTCACATTGACTTTTGCTTTTGTATCTTGAAATTGGTTATCAGTGAAATTGCCAGCTTCAATTGTTACATCTGTACCTTTAAATGGATTAGCAGTAACGGACGATACTTTACCTTGAAATTCAAGTAATTTACCTTTATATTTATCATCAGCTGCCGCTCCGTTAGATACATAATCCTTATTCATTTGTTCAAAAGAAATGGGGGTTGCTGTTTCTTTTTTAGGTTCAGCTGTTTTAATTTTAGAACTTGAGGATGTAGAAGTTGATGTTCCACTTTTGCCTTTGCCTCCTCCTCCAAGTGCGCTACCAATAACCGCTACTACGATTACTACAACAATCCAAAACCATATTCTTTTATAAATTGGTTTTTTAGCTTTAGGAGTTTTTCCATTTTTCATAATGTTTATATTTCCTAACCTAGCTTTTAACGAGAATCAAGACATTGCTCGTATATTTAATTATAAATCAATTTCTACTTTGACAGCTTGCCCAATCACAGCTGCTGGATTGTCTTGTGTAGCAAATTGGTCTTTAAATTCTTTGTTGATTGACACAAGTCTCAAGCAATCTATTTCATGATAAACTTTTTTTAATGTTGCCTGACAATCATCATGGAAAAGAACAGCTCCAATAGTACCGTCGCTCACATCAGGAACAGCTTCAATTAAAACATAAGCTCCATATGGAATTTTCGGTTCCATGCTATGCCCATCAACCATTAACCAATAGTAATCACGAGCAGAAGATAAGAAGTGCGCAGGTACTGGTCTTGTACCGTCGAAGTTTTCTACTGCATCAAGAGGAAGTCCGGCCGCTATCCTACCAAGAATAGGAACATCTACCATATCTTCATCAGCCTCATATTCCATAGTGTTTGTAGGCATAACGAAATTCTCTAAAATCTTTCTACTTATATATGGTGGTAAATCGTCAGGTATTTTATTAATTGGAATCACTTTAGATTCCTTTTTCTTTTCTTGGTTTTGCTCATCTAACTGATTATTTGCAGTATTTAAAACAACTTTCTGACGTGGTTCTTCGAGTTGTGAACTGATTTTATTTATTTCGGATAGAGTTGTAGAAAGGTCAGAAGCACCATACATTAATGTCTCAGGATCAGTATTGAATAGATTGACCATTTTATCAAAATCTTCAACCATGGGACTTCTAACCCCTTTTATCCATTTCGAAATAGCTGACTCAGATTTTCCTAGCTTTTCGCCAAACTCTTTCATCGTCCAACCATTCTCTTTTCTGAAATAATCTATCATTTCAGGTAGTCGTATTTTTTTCATACACTAATTATAGCACAAACAACAAAACTTGTCAATTTGGAAAGTTTTAACTTGACAAATTGGATAGTTAAGGTTATAATTAATTCATAAAGTCAAACAAGCGAACAATCATGGAGCATTCAGTACGGCGGACGGAACAGGCTCAAATGACGGTACACGACGTATCCACCGCGATGTAAGTAGCAAGTTTGGCAAATAAAAAGCCCCAGAGGGGCAGAAAGGAGCCAGTATGGCAGAGAAAAAAACTTATGAGCCACTAGATGAGTTATTAGACTCTTCAGGAATGAAGTATAAAGTTATCGCAAAAAAAATTAACGTTCCCTATACAACATTTTATAAGTGGCGTATCAACCCATCTAGAATAGATGCTGTTTCAGCAGCGAACATTGCAGAGGTTATTGGAGTAGATTTAACCGATGTTATTTTTGTGCTGAAAAATTTTAATCAAAAACTTGACAAATTGGCTAGTTAGAAAGGCAAAACATGAAAGAATTACAAAATTTTAATTTTAATAACTTACCAGTACGAACAGTACTTATCAATGATGAACCTTGGTTTGTCGGAAAAGATGTAGCAATTGCTATTGGTTACAAGAATTTCAGGGATGCTTTGAAATCTCATGTAAAAGACAAATATAAGAGGGAGTCGCGAATCACGACCCCCTCAGGAGTACAAAGTGTCACAGTAATTTCAGAACCTGGTCTTTATCAATTAGCTGGCGAAAGTAAATTGCCAAGTGCTGAGCCATTTCAGGATTGGGTATATGAAGAAGTCCTCCCAACAATCCGAAGCACGGAGTACATGACGGATGCGAAGCTTGAAGAAGTACTGCTTAATCCAGATACACTCATTAACCTTGCTACACAGCTAAAAGAGGAACGACAAGCACGACTTGGACTTGAGAAAGAAAATAGCCAGTTGAATATAGAACTTGCTGCAGCTACTGAAAAAACAACTTACCTTGATTTAATCCTTGAAAGCCCTGATGATATTCTAATTACTCAGATTGCACAAGATTATGGATTTAGTGCTGTGAAATTCAATCGAATTTTAAACGAGTTGCGTATTCAACGAAAAGTTAATAAGCAATGGGTACTGTACTCAAGATATATGGGTAAAGGTTACATTGGCAGTCGAACTCAAAACTATGTAGATAGTAAAGGTCAAGAGAGAACTTCAATTACTACTACATGGAAACAAAAAGGGCGCAAGTTCCTATATGAAACACTCAAAAAACATGGTTATTTACCTCTTGTAGAACAAGATGACTTAGCCAGCTAGAAAGGAAAACACATGGAACAAACACTTGAAGTACAAGCGACTATTTCAGTTTTAATTCCAGAAGATAAGATTCTTGTAGATAAAGTTGAATATCAAGAGCTTAAAGAAAAAGACTTTGACGGTTGGGTTGGTATGGATGTTTTTACAGAAAAATCAAACCGTAGTATTCCAACAGTTTCCAAAGTTTTAAGAAAACCTGATTTAAGAAAAAGAATAGCAGTTGAAAACGGAGGTTGGGTATATTACCCAAATGGTAAAGGAGATAACTGGTCGTTTAAGTTTAAAGAAATGATGGAGTTTATAAATAAAGAATTTTATCAGAAGTTTTCAGGAGGAAGTAAATAAAATGCTTGGATTTAAGACAAAAGAAGAAAGTGCGATTCTTGCTGACCATAATAATACGGTTAGAGATATTAAAGAGATGATGGCATTGATTGACCAAATGTCAACCACAATCGCAACACAAGCTCAAATGATTGGTACAAGAGATCAATTGCTCGATGAAGCATATTTAAAACTTGAATCAGCCGAAACAGAATTAATTATTCGTCGCAAGAATGATGAATTTCGTCAAAAGTTGGCGGTGATGAAATGAAAAATCAAGAAAAAACAATTAATCATCTTGGACAAATAGTTTATCAAGAGTCAGTCGAATTTTATAAAGAAAAACTCTCAGTTCACTCAAAAGATTTTCTTCAAAATGCGCTCATCCCTCAGCTTTATGAATGGTCAAATGCATATAAAGCAGCGGTTGAGCTGACAAAATAAAAAAAGCCCGCACGGGAATGCGGACTAAGACGTGATACGTCTACAAAATTTTATACCTAGATTATATCACGTTTCAACAAAAATAAGAAACGGAGAACATTAAATGACAGTACCAGTAGTTTTTGAGGGAGGAATTTTACAAAATGATGAATTATTCTCTTTCCTTGAAGAAGTAAAAAGTAAAGTTCCGGATATAGTAAACAGCAAAGATGATAAAACTTTTTTAATTAATTATAAAAAGGAAATATCAGCAACTATTAATGAAATTGATTTGTCTGAAAAGAAGCAGATTGATGAAATGATTCAAATCTTTAGAGATAGAAATCCAAGAGTTTGGGAAGCGCGGTCAGAATTAGCGGGTATCGTTAAAAAAATTACTCAACTCAATAGTGATTATGATGAACGCAGACGGAAAGCAGGATTTGAACGACTTGACTTAGCAGTAAATGAAGCTAATGTAGTTTATGGGCTTTCTGGTAGTAGATTTGCTTTAACAACAGGTAGATTTACAAGTGTTGATGCACTAACTACAAAAGGAGATTTAAAGAAATCTATCCAAGACAAAATAGATAGTGCAGGTTTGCAAGCTCAGGCTAATTTGGAACAAGAACGACTTTTAGAAGCAGCTCGAATTGCTGAACGAGACAAGCAACAAGAGCTTGCTAAAAAAGAACAAGAGCTACGCCAACGTGAGCAGGACTTAGCTCGCCAGGAAGCCAACGATACACAAGCTATTCAAAAAGAGTTGGAACAAGAGCGTAATAGGGCAAACGCAAAAGCTCAAGCCGTTGATAATATCCAAAAATCACAGGCTGAAAAAACTCAAGAAGTTCTAACCCGACTAACAAAACTTGAAAACTTAATTGATCCAAGCACAGAATATACTGGAGAATCTGTTTTAAAGCTTATCAAAAAAATTAAAGGACTATTAAAATGACAAATGAAATTCAAGTGACAACAGCAGAACAATACCAAAAAGCAGCATTAAATACTTTACAGCGTCAGATTACCATGGGAGTGAATATTCCTAAAAATTTCGATGCGGAAGGGGCGCTAGGGTACACAGCTTTAGCAATAGTCAACAGTGGGTTTACAGTCTCAAAAGAAGTAATTGTTGACACATTGATAAAAGTAGCAAGCAAAGGTCTTGACCCTCGAAAAGACCAACTCTATGTTATTCCTAATAAAAAAGGGCAAGTGATGCTTATGGAATCGTACTTCGGTTACGAAAAGCTTGCTTACGACATTCCAGAAATTGAAAGAGGCAGCGTTTTCGCAGAGGTGGTTCGCCAAGGAGAGACGGTTTCTTTTCAAGGACGAACATTGGAACACGAAAAAGCTTTTGAAGCTATTGATAATGACATTATTGGAGCTTATGCGAAAGTGAAAATTGGGGATGAGGAAATTGCTCACTATATGTCCGTTTATCAAATAAGTAAATCTTGGTCTAAAACGAATAGTTTGGATAAAAACTTTGTTGAGGAGCAACGACACAATAATTACGGTAAATCATGGACAGTAAAAGTTGCAGATACAAGCAAAATCGAAAAAGGAAAGCTAACAGCTTTCAATAAAAATCAAGAAGATTTTCCAGAAGAAATGAGTAAGAGAACGGTCATCAAGGCATTGCTCAAACCTATTATTAAATCTTATGCAGAGCCAACCAGTGCTGCAGCATTGGATAACAACGAAGAAGGAACAGTGATTAAGGAAGCAGAAGTTCTTGATGATGATTTTGTTCTTGAAGAGGCAGAAACGAAGCAAGTAGAAACTCCAAAAGAAGAAGCTCAAACTTCAGAGCAAACCGAACCATCAGAAAATAACGAAGAATCAATTGCCGAAGAATTACCATTGCTTTAAAACCTATGAGCAAACTGCAGTCCTCAAAAAACCTGAGCAGTAGAATTAGAAATAATTCAACTTTAAGCAAGACTACCTTGGGCGGTGGTTTCGTATTTAGTCAAAGCTGGAGGGTGGCGGAACGAGCCGTAAAGTCAATGAGTATTTAGTGTTTACACATAACCACTCATCGCCAGCTTTTAATTTGAAAAATAAAACTTGAAATAAATATAGAAGAAAGGAGTATTCGTGGCACAAAGAAGAATGATAGATAAACGAACTATTCAAACACAAAAATTTTTGAGACTTCCTCTTGAAACACAGGCTTTGTATTTCCATCTTATGCTGAATGCTGATGATGATGGAGTTGTAGAAGCTTTTCCCGTTGTAAGAATGGTAGGAGCTGCTGAAGATAGTTTGGGTTTATTAGTTGTAAAACAGTTTATCAAACCATTGAATGAAGAAATGGTCTACTTCATAATTGATTTTAAAGAACAAAACACAATAAAAAAAGATCGATATAAAGCTAGTAAATATGCACAATTACTAACTAATGAAGAATTTGGAACCGAAATGGAACCGAAACGGAACCAACTTGGAACCTCAGATAAGAATAGATTAGATAAGAATAGATTAGATAAGAATAATAATATGTCAGGTAAACCTGACGATGTTATTCCATATTCTGAAATTCTTGAGTATCTAAATAAAAAAACTGGACGAAGCTTTAGAAATGTTGAAGCAAATAAAAAATTGATTAAAGCAAGATGGAATGAAGGCTATAAGCTAGAAGATTTTAAAACGGTTGTGGACAATATGGTTTCTAACTGGAGCGGTAAGATGTTTAACGGAGTTCCAGCAGAAAATTATCTGCAACCCAAGACTTTATTTTCAAACAAGTTTGATAGCTATCTCAATCAAGTACCAAGAATTGAACAGAAAGAGATAAACCAAGCTTACGATGATCTTGGATTGCCATTTTAGGAGGAAGAAATGGAAAGTATCGGAGATGTTATTGGAAAATTTGTTGATATGAATAAATTTAATGCAATGACTGATAAAGTTATCACTCGTCCAGAAATAGAAAAATTCATTTCGGATAATAAGATGACTAGCGATGAAGTTTCAAAAAGTTATTCTAAATTCTACGAATATCTTAAAGAGAAAAATAAATTTGATAATAACGAAAAAACAGCATTGAGTGGACATGAACCTTTTTTGATTATGAACTGTGGTTATGCCGATGTTGTCTATCGTGAGACTGAAGAAGTGATTAAACGTAGGAAAAAAGCTGAGTTTGTCAAAAGACTTAATCGCAATAGCATTGTGAGAGATATGACAATAAAAAAAGCAAGTTTTGAAAATTTTAATGCAGTAACTGACGAAGAAAAGAGAGCTTTGGCGTTCGCAAAAGAAGTATCTGAATATTATTATACTGGCGGTGAGGGAAATACTGTAGTAAGCGGGCCAGCAGGAACAGGGAAAAGTCACCTAGCCATGAGCATCTTAAAAGATTGTTTGCAGCATACTGATTTAACCGTTATTTTTGCAAGTTGGTCAGAGGTTCTTCACTTAATCAAAGATAGTTTTGATAATAAAGACAGCTTTTATTCAACTGAATACTTCATGGAAGTTTTTAGAAATACTGACTTATTAGTTATTGATGATATTGGAAGCGAGAAAATAACAGAATGGTCGATGTCTTTACTGACAGAAGTTTTGGATGCAAGGACTAAGACTATTATTACCACTAATCTAAAAAGTGATGAAATAAGAAAAAAATATCATAACAGGACATATAGCCGTTTGTTCAGAGGTATTGGAAAAAAAGCATTCAATTTTGAAAATATTAAAGATAAGCGTGTTAGTCAGTTGCCATTCTAGGAGAAGCAATGAAAACAATAATCATTGAGCAGTGGGAAAACGAACATTACCCACTCGGAAGAATTAAAAAGCAGAAGCTGGCAGAGAAATCTGATCATGAGATTATTTTTATTCTTAATCGCATGGCTCAGATGCCTGCAATTGTTAGATTTGGAGAAGCGAGTGAAATTTGAATTTGAATTTGAATTGGATAAAATGCCAACTACTCAGCAGCAAAAAGGCATTAAAAAAGTGAAGGGTAAACTTCAATTCTATGACCGTAGAGGAACAAACAACTACAGTCTTAAAGCTCAACTCATGAAAAATAAACCGAAAGAGTGCTTTGAAAAAAACGTTCCTTTGAAGCTATCTGTTACTTTCTTCTACGCTATCAAGCAAAAAAAGCGTTGGTGGCAATGGAAAACAAGCAGACCTGACTTAGACAATCTTATGAAGAACTTACAAGATTATATGACTAAGTTGCGTTATTACAGTGACGACAGCCAGATTGTATGGCTTGAAGCTAAAAAGGTTAATGACGAGAAAAACAGAATAGAAATTGAAATTACAGAGGTGTAAGAATGATTAAAGAAATTATCGTAATTAAATCAGAGTATGAAAAGCTCAAAGCCGATAACGAAACCATGAAAAAGGCACTGAAGAACATTTATAATCAACCTGAAGATGATGGAATTATCAGCATTGAGGAGTATCCATCACAAATTAGATACTATGCTAAAGAATCACTCGAAGCAATTGGAGAAAACCATGATTAAAACAAATTTTGACACTTTGAAAAAGCTGTATGGATTGGCAAGAAATAATAATTTCAACGTTAACCACAAAGCATTGTCTGTGAAAATCAGCGGTCGAACTAAGCACAATCACGAACTTTCTCAGCTTTACTTAGATATTTGCAATAAATACAACCATTCAAAGCAAATGAAATGGAAAGATTTATACAAAATACTTGAAGAATTGACCAAAGATAAACAAATAGAACTGTAATAGCTCTAATTCATGAAAATTACGGTTACATTGAGCGCTTAAACCATTTCATGGATAATTTATCACGAACTAGTAAAAGGCGCTTAGAAGCTAAAATATGAGGTGTTAAATATGGGATATTACGACACAAAAAATGAAGCTAGGCGAATCAGTAAACTTGCTAGTCAAAATATATCGAGTGAGCAAAACAAAAAAGAATTTGAATTAGATAGCCAAAGCAAGTTTAATCAGGAAATGCAAGCTGAGTTTCACGAAAGAATTAAAAAATTAGGAGAAAAAAATGGTAGTTAAAGTCTTTGATGCTTATATTGAAGGCGAAAAAAAAGCAACCGGAACAATTGACGAGATAGCCGATTACTTTGATATTTCCCGCAACTCTATCTCATTATGGATAAAGAATGGGAAAGACCCTAAAAAAGCTAACCCTAAATATAAGCACGCTATTTTAAATAAAGCAAAAACTAAAGAGCTTATGGAACAAAAGAAAAAAGAAGAGCGCAAACTTCCAGCTTCTGTTTATGATTATTATGACAAAGGGGAATTCATAATGACAGGAACTGCTCGAGAAATTTCTCAATTTTTAAAGATTGGCAAACATAACGTATATTCATATATCCAAGTTGGTAAGCACGCTTTTGATTACAGAAAAACAAGAAAACATGCGATTTTAAACGAAGCAGAAACTAGAAAAAGATTTCCATTGCTTTCAATCCCACAAGAAGAAGAATTTATTGAAACAAAAGAAAAAGAACGTAGAAAGCACGAAACAAAAGAAGAACGTAGGTTGCGAAGAAATATCAGAGCGCAAATGGCAATCGAAAACTCAAGAAAAGAAGAATTAGGATTATAGGAGCAGCTAGATGAATCCAAAATTACCTGAATTATTAAGAGAGGACACGAAAAATGACTAAGTTTGAAGAAGAAGTAACAAGACCAGATAATGGCCCAATCACTGAACTAAACAATTCTATGCATTCTGTATTAAGTCAGTACCGTAAAATGCGTGAGTATGCTGATTATCTTGAATATGAGTTGAAACAGAAAGATGAACATATTCTAAAACTCGAAAACGAGAACTCGTTCATGCGAGATGAGCGTACTACATTCGATTCAAACGGTATGGTAGTTGAACCCCAACTCCAACAGCAAGCCCTGCCAGTCGTGCGTGAAGATGTTGCTGAGTGGATAGAAATATTAAAAACTAAAGGCCTTAAACCACTAAAAAATCCAGAAACATACGGAGAAACTGGCTTTACAGAAGAAAAAACACAAAATATTGTATTTTGGATTTCTGAACACCAAGAAGATTATATGCGTGCATGGCTAGACGGCTACACAGTCGAAAAACCGCAGCTGTTCTATTTGAAGGCTAAAGAATTGCTAGTAGTCGGTGATTATGATCATGTTGAGGATTTATGGCTTGATTGTAATAAAAATTTTACTCCTAAAAAACAATATGCTCATAAATTCACCCAGCAAGAAATCGACAGCATACAAACTGGGAGCTATGAAAAAATTGAGGTACATATGGAGGAAGAAAAATGACAAGAGGATTTAAAAAACTAAACGAAAATGCGACTATTCCAGAACGAGCGACAGAACATAGTGCAGGATATGACATTTCAGCAAGTGAAACAGTTACGATTCAACCTGATGAAATTAAAATGGTAAGCACTGGGCTAGCTGTTCAACTTGGAGATGATGAAGTATTGAAATTATACGACCGTTCAAGTAATCCAGTTAAGCGTGGCATTGCATTGATTAATTCAGTAGGAATTATCGATTCAGATTACTATCCGCAAGAATTTAAAGGCTTATTTATGAACATCTCAAAAGAGCCTGTAACCATTTCTAAAGGTCAAAGAATAATGCAAGGGGTATTTGTCAAATACCTTACAACAAACGATGACAACGCAAATGGAAAGCGTACAGGTGGATTTGGTAGCACTGGGGAGGTGTGAGAATGAGTTATTTTATGAGTTGCCAAAAATGTGGCAAAGAAACAATAGGAAGATATGCAACTGAAGATAGCTTGTGTGGTGAGTGCATTTCAGACATCGACAAACTTTCGGTTGAAAAACTCCAAGAACAGCTTAACACTGCGAAAAAGGCACTGACAGAAATAGATAGGTCAAGATATGGTATGCAGTTCAGGAGAGATAGAAATCCCAACGTAGCTAGACAAGCACTCGCAGCGATTGGAGGGGATAGATGACAATTACTGAGCAGCAATTCTATGACATGCTCAATGTTGATGAACATATGAATTTCACAAATCGAATTCAAGAACTTGTTTTTGATAAAAAAGGACGTGAAGAATTTTACTCTAAAATCTTAAATATCCACCATGACATGGGAGTTGATTTCTTTAGAGACTATTTTATGGCTCATTCAGCTGTTTCAGCAAAAGGTCAGCATTATACACCAGATGAACTTGGTAAGCTCACAGCGTTGCTTGTAGGTGGTTCTGGAGGTGCTGATTTAACTGGAGCAGGAACAGGAACTCTAATCATTCAAAAATGGCAAGATGACCGAATGAATACTGACTTTTTTAACTATTTGCCGAGTAACTATTGGTACCAGGCATTAGAATTATCAGATGAAGCTATTTCATTCTTGATTCATGCCTTTGCAATTAGAGGAATGAACGGTGTAGTTATTCACGGTGACGCGTTAGAAATGGCTGTGAAACAAGTTTATTTCATTCAAAACAGTGCTAATAATCCGATTGGTTTCTCAGAGATAAATGTTATCCCTCACAGCAAAGATGCAATGGAATTTTTAGGGATTCATGAATGGACGGAACAGGCAATTGAACATATTGAAAGTAAATTTCCTGACTGGATTCCACTCACAGAAGAAAAGAAAGGGCAGATGAGTTTATTTGACGAGGCTTGAATGACCGACAAACTAATATCGCTGGTCATCAAAGTGTGTGACTGGGTAGCGAATTTAAAGGAGAACAAAAAAATGACAGAAGCTGATAAATGGCTTGATAAACATATGGATTGAGGTGGTAAGTGGATAGAATCGAAAGCATAACCTACGTTCCTATTGAAAAGAAAAATATAATTTTATCCAATCAAGAGATTTCTTACTCAGAATTTATAGAATTATTGGAACTTAATAATATTAAGATGAGCAAAATAATGTTTTTGAAATTCATGAGAGATCGAAGGATAACTATAGATGAAAAAGGTAAATTTTATAATTTCCCCACAGCATTTTCAATTGAAATGGGAATAATGTTATTATCTTCGACAACAAAAGAGAATGTACAAAAATATATTCCTAAGATAACCATTGAAGGGCAAAAATATTTTATAGAGAAATTCCATTACATGATTGAGGATAAAATTCCGAATGATTTTAGTTGGTATATGAATAATGATATTCGAGGTAATCCAACTTTTGATTATTTTGGTAATCAAGGAACATCTAAAAGTAAAATATATGCGTTCAGAACTGGAAGTAGTAGTCGGATTAAATATATTGAAGACAATATGGATTGAACGCAAAAAAAGCCCAAGCTGACCAAGCTTGAGCGAAATAGAACAAAGTTTTATGGATAATTTTTGTGGTCTTACAAATTATATCATACTGAGCTAGGAACTCGCTAAACTCAACTGGAGGGAAAATGGAAATCTATTTCAAAACTGAATAGAACACTGGTCTCTTTTCAACTAATAAAAAGCAAATAGTTGAACTTCGAGGGTTAACTGTAGATGAAGTCGAAAAAATAATAAAGTTCTACAATGATTTAAAAGCTGCAAAAGAATAGAAAAAAAGCCCACTGCAATGGTTGGCTTAACAATTATCTGTTTTACTTTAATTGTTATCATTGCATTATTTACAGGTAGTTTGTAGAGAGAAGGAATAAAGATGATTAAAATATATAATACTGATGAAATAAAAATTGGTTATGATTTTTATGTTGATATTGCAATGCGCATTAACAAGAAGCGTAATATAACATTACGTGAACTGTCAGAAAAGACAGGTATTAAAAGTTATCGCATCAACAATATAATATATGCAAAGACAAGAGTCAAACTGTTTGAGCTGACTAAGATAGCAGAATGTCTATCTACAACTGTAGATTACTTAATTGGCGCTGATATTGACAGTGACACAGGACAGTGCCTTTATACAGTCACATTCACTGAGTATTATTCAAAAGATGAAGTGAATACAAATCCTAATAAGACTCTCACTATGTATCAAGAAGCTACAAGCAAAGAGTTAGTTGCATTAAAACTTGAACAACATCTATTAGACAAATATAATATCGATGTTTATAAACAAAATCCACTTAGCAGAGCATTTGTAAGGTTGGTTGGTATTCCAGTTACAGACAGAGATATTGAAGAACATTTCACAAAATATGATGAATCTAAAGATGTATTAATGCCAGATTAATACAAAAAAGCCCGCTGGGAACGGGCTTTAAAACAGATTTCTTAACTACTATTATATCATAAATATAAGGAGTTAAGACACTATGAGTAGAAGATATAACCTTACTGACAGCGACTTGAAAGCTATAGAGAAGAAGCTCTTTATGTGTCAACGAATTGACCACGCTATTCAATATCGCAAGTATGAGTTAGAAGTTAAGCAATCACATGATAATAATGTAGGTGGCGGTAGGTCAAGTATAGTCTCAAAGCCAGTAGAAGATATGGTTATGAAATGGGATGCTGACAGTAAACTCCAAAGCCTATATGAGTTTAAGAATCGAATCAATGAGTTACAAGATTGGTTTGGAGATGATGAAGATATGCAATTGGTATTCCACTACCGTTGGTTATCTGGTAAACGTTATACAGTACCAGAGATAGCTGATAAGTGTCACATAACTGAGCGCCAATACTTTAGAAAGAGAAGAGCAATACTTGAGAAGTATGATGAGATATGTGACGGTTTCTGGTAATTTGTCACCTTTTGGGCGAAAACTGACAAGATAAATGTTGTATTATAGTATCATCAAATAAAACAAATAAAGCCAGCGGATATATTCTGTTGGCTTTTTGTGTGGCGAAAGTGAGGTGACCTCCCATAGCATTACGTGCTGACCGTACTGGTGCGCATCGTGTAGCCTTTGATAAGAATAGAAAGATTCTTTTAAAGACACAGAACACTTGTGGAATATGTGGCAAGCCAATCGATAAGAGATTGAAAGCTCCTGATCCATTGAGTCCAGTTGTTGACCACATCATTCCAATTAATAAAGGTGGTCATCCTTCAGCGATGGATAACTTACAGCTTGCTCATTGGACCTGCAACCGCCAGAAGTCTGACAAGCTATTCAATGTGAAGCAAGAAGAACCAAAGGTATTAGGTAATCGTAACTTACCACAAAGCCGTGATTGGTCTTCCTATGTATCTTAATTTATTTATGATAAATATTATTAAAAATAATTTAAAGAGCTTAGGAGAGAAACTATGGGGGCATAGCCCCCTCCCTCTGGGTCAGCTCGTACTTCACGCCGTCACTGTACATTTTTTCTCACGCGACTTTAGAAAGGAGCAAAAAATTGACTGAAAAAGGTATTGGATACCTGAGATTTAAGCTATCTGTTCATAAACGAAGAGCAGAAATGCGCTATGAACAATATGCAATGAAACATGTTGATAGATTCAAAGGGATTACAATTCCACAAGCATTAAGCCAACAATATCGTTCAATATTAGGCTGGTGTGCAAAAGGAGTTGATAGTCTTGCAGACCGTCTTGTTTTTCGAGAATTTGAAAATGATGACTTTACAGTAAATGAAATTTTTGAGGAAAATAATCCTGATATATTTTTTGATAGTACTGTCTTGTCAGCGCTTATTGCATCATGTAGCTTTACTTATATTTCTAAAGGTGAAAATGATGCAGTACGACTTCAAGTTATTGAAGCTACCAATGCAACAGGAATCATTGACCCAATTACTGGATTACTGACAGAGGGATATGCAGTTTTAGAACGAGATGAAAACAATAATGTTGTTCTTGAAGCTCATTTCTTGCCTGATAGAACAGATTATTATTACCGTGATTCACGTAATAATATTTCGATTGCTAATCCAACAGGTAATCCATTGTTAGTGCCTATTATTCACCGTCCTGATGCAGTTCGTCCATTTGGGCGTTCCCGTATCACACGTTCAGGAATGTATTGGCAAAGCAATGCAAAACGAACCCTTGAAAGAGCTGATGTAACTGCTGAGTTTTATTCTTTCCCTCAAAAATATGTAACTGGATTGAGTGATGATGCGGAACCAATGGAAACTTGGAAAGCAACAGTTTCAAGCATGCTACAGTTCACGAAAGATGAGGATGGCGATAAACCAACTCTTGGACAATTTACTCAACCAAGCATGTCGCCATTTACTGAACAACTCAGAACTGCAGCTGCTGGTTTCGCTGGTGAAACTGGGTTAACTCTTGATGATTTAGGATTCGTTTCTGATAATCCATCATCGGTTGAAGCAATTAAGGCAAGTCATGAAAATTTAAGATTGGCTGGTAGAAAGGCTCAACGAAGTTTGGGAGCAGGATTACTAAATGTAGCTTATCTTGCAGCATGTTTGCGTGATGATGTACCTTATCTAAGAGAACAGTTTAGCAAAACAAAACCGAAATGGGAACCATTGTTTGAAGCTGATGCAAGCATGTTAAGTCTTATTGGAGATGGAGCAATTAAACTCAATCAAGCAATTCCCGAATTCATCAATAAAGATACTATTCGTGATTTAACTGGAATTAAAGGAGCTGAATAATGGAAGACATTTTACCACCTCTTTTAGAAAAAATAAATCAAGATTTTGATGAAAGAGCAGCAAATAGTAAAAAGTTGAAGCAATCAATGGAATTGTTGAAAACTAAAAAAGCAACTTATATTCAAGCAAATGAATTTGGTGTCGAAGTTGGTCAAATTTTATCTGATGTTTTGGGAACTCATGTAACAGTAGATGTTTTACCTGACGGAAAAATGTATTTCAACATTGCAGATAGATTGTTAAATTCCATATTGAAGAAAAATTTTGATTTAATTTCAGGTTATTCAACAGATGTTCAGAGCGAACTCAATCAATTAGCTGGATTTAAATTAAAATCACAAGTGCCAGAACTCAATCAAGATAGAATTGATGGCATTGTTAACCGTATTTCTAGTGAAGATGATTTTGAAAAAATACTTTGGCTTTTGAAAGAGCCAATAGTAACATTTAGCCAGAGTGTTGTTGATGATACGCTTAAGAAAAATATTGATTTTCAAGCAAAAGCAGGTTTAAAACCAAAAATTGTACGAAAGTTAGTAGGTAAAGCATGTGATTGGTGTAGAAATTTGGCAGGTTCATACGATTATCCTAATGTTCCAAGTGACGTGTATCATCGTCATGAGCGTTGCCGTTGCACAGTAGAATACGATCCTAGAGATATTGATAAAAAGCGTCAGGATGTTTGGTCTAAAAACTGGGTAGACCCAGATAAAGATGCAAAGATTGCTGAACGTAAAAATTTGAATCTAAAAAGTAAAAAATAACTCATCCCAGCGACAGGGTTATCATGCATTTAGATTGAAGGAGGAATAACATGACTGCTGAAAAAAGATTTGGCAATCAGTATCCTACTCAATCGGTAATACTTCCATTTACTGAAACAAAATATCAAGAAGCTATTGAGATTTACGAAAAATCCAAACATGAGTGTTATCCATGGCAGAAGAACCTTTTGAAAGAGGTTATGGCCATTGATGAAGATGGTTTATGGACACACCAAAAGTTTGGATATTCAATCCCACGGCGGAATGGTAAAACAGAAATTGTATATATCCTTGAATTATGGTCACTTGTACAAGGCTTAAGCATTCTTCATACAGCACACCGAATTAGTACGTCCCACTCATCTTATGAGAAATTAAAAAAATATCTTGAAGATAGTGGTTATGTTGAAGGAGAAGATTTCAAATCTATCAAGGCTAAAGGGCAAGAAAGATTGGAATTAATTGAGTCTGGTGGAGTAATTCAGTTCAGAACAAGAACATCAAGTGGTGGTCTTGGAGAAGGATTTGACATTTTAGTAATTGATGAAGCTCAGGAATATACTACTGAGCAAGAATCAGCATTGAAATATACTGTTACTGACAGTGATAATCCAATGACTATAATGTGTGGAACACCTCCAACACCAGTATCAAGTGGAACTGTTTTTACAAATTATCGAGATAATACCATAGCTGGTAAAGCAAAGTATTCAGGTTGGGCGGAGTGGTCGGTTGAAGATGTCAAGGACATTCATGATGTCGAAGCCTGGTACAATTCTAATCCATCTATGGGCTATCACTTAAACGAACGGAAAATTGAAGCCGAGCTTGGTGAAGATAAGTTGGATCATAATGTTCAACGTCTTGGCTATTGGCCAAAATATAACCAGAAATCAGTCATTTCAGAACAAGAGTGGAATGCGCTCAAGGTTAATCGTTTGCCAGTTATCAAAGGGAAGCTCTTTGTTGGTATTAAGTATGGGAATGATGGTGCAAATGTTGCAATGAGTATTGCGGTTAAAACACTATCAGGAAAGGTATTTGTTGAAACAATCGATTGTCAGTCCATAAGAAATGGCAACCAATGGATTATTAATTTCTTAAAAAAAGCGGATGTTGAAAAAGTTGTTATTGATGGTCAAAGTGGTCAAAGTATCTTAACGAGTGAAATGAAAGATTTCAAATTGAAAGAACCGATACTACCAACTGTAAAAGAAATTATCAATGCTAATTCCCTATGGGAACAAGGGATTTTTCAAAAAAACTTTTGCCATTCTGGGCAACCTTCACTTTCTACTGTAGTCACTAACTGTGACAAGAGAAATATCGGTACTAGCGGTGGATTTGGATATAAATCACAATTTGATGATATGGATATCAGTTTAATGGACAGTGCGTTGTTGGCGCATTGGGCTTGTAGCAATAACAAGCCGAAGAAAAAACAACAAATACGGTATTAGACGACTTTTTAAGTCGTTTTTTTGTACCAAAAATTACCGAACTGCCGGGCAAGCAGGAGAAAGGATTTGACTATGTCAGAAAACAATTTACCAAAAACACAAGAAGAGTTAAACCAAATCATTGAAACAAGATTGGCACGCCAAAAAGAAACGATTGAAGCTAATTTTGCTGATTATGATGAACTCAAAACTAAAATTGCTGCACTTGAAGCAGATAACACTGCATATCAAGCAACTATTGAAGAATCAAAGTCTTGGGAACAAGAAAAAGCTGATTATGAAAAACAAATCAGTGGTTACAAAACAACGCAACTCAAACAATCTATTGCTATTAAAGCTGGTTTGCCATTAGATTTGGCTGACCGACTTTCAGGCGATGATGAAGAATCACTTAAAGCTGATGCTGAACGTTTCAGCGGATTCATTAAACCAAAAACTCCACCTGCCCCACTTAAAGATGTTGAACCAAATTTGGGTGACGGAAAAGATGGAGCTTATCGTAAATTAGTCGATGGACTAAAAACAGAAGGAGAATAAAACATGGTATTAAACAAAGGAACACTATTTGACCCAACATTGGTTACAGACCTAATCAGCAAAGTAGCTGGAAAAAGCTCAATCGCACGCTTGTCAGCTCAAAAACCTATTCCATTCAACGGCGAAAAAGTTTTCACGTTTACAATGGATTCAGAAATTGATGTCGTAGCAGAGAGCGGTAAGAAAACTCACGGCGGAGTAACACTTGCTCCACAGACAATGGTTCCAATCAAAGTTGAGTACGGTGCGCGTATTTCAGACGAATTTATGTACGCATCAGATGAAGAAAAAATTAACATCTTGCAGGAGTTTAATGACGGTTTTGCTAAAAAAGTTGCTCGTGGTATTGACTTAATGGCATTTCACGGTGTCAACCCTCGCCTAGGTACAGCATCGGCTGTTATTGGGACAAATCACTTTGACTCTAAAGTTACGCAAAAAGTTGAAGCTCCAAGAGGCATTGCAGATCCCAACGGCGCTATTGAAAACGCGGTAGAGTTGTTAACTGGTGTTGATGCTGATGTAACTGGTATCGCAATCAATCCATCATTCCGTTCAGCCCTCGCTAAGCAAAAAGACTTGCAAGATAATGCACTTTTCCCTGAGTTGAAATGGGGCGCAACGCCTGATACTATCAACGGCTTGCCAGTAGATGTCAATAAGACAGTATCTGATATGTCGTTGACGCAAAGAGACCGCGCTATCATCGGAGATTTTGCTAACGGCTTTAAATGGGGTTACGCGAAAGAAGTACCACTCGAAGTTATCCAATACGGTGACCCAGACAACTCAGGTCTTGACCTTAAAGGATATAACCAAGTTTACATTCGTGCTGAATTATTCCTTGGTTGGGGTATCCTTGATGCTACTAAATTTGCTCGGGTAACTGAAGCTAATTAATAAGGAGGTATTAAATGAGATACTTTAATACATTAACTAAAGCTACAATCGACACAGATTTCAAAATTTCTGGCGGAGATTGGGTACTTGAAAATGAATCGAAAGAAGCTGTTGTAGATATCCAAGCTAATGATGCAGACTCCAAAAAAGCTGAACAAGAGCAAGTTGTGGAAGAATCAAATGTAGATGGGAACTATGACTGGATTACTAAAGATCAAATCATGCAAGAACTTGACGCTTTCGGTGTTAGATATGATAAACGTGCAAACAAACAAGTGCTTTATGATTTGATGATGGAGCAAGGAAAGGAGTAATATGAATCCTTTTGCTACAGTTGATGATTTAACGATGCTATGGCGCCCATTAAAGGGAGATGAAAAAGAACGAGCTGAAAAGTTGCTTGAAATTGTCTCAGATTCCTTACGTGAAGAAGCTGATAAAGTGGGGAGAGATTTATATGCAATGATTGCTGAAAAACCTTCTTATTTTGCAAGTGTTGTAAAGTCAGTTACGGTAGATATTGTTGCTAGAACGCTTATGACATCAACTGATCAAGAACCCATGACTCAGACAACAGAGAGTGCACTTGGTTACTCTGTTTCTGGCTCATATCTTGTTCCTGGAGGTGGTTTATTCATAAAAAATTCTGAATTAAGCCGTTTAGGACTAAAAAAACAAAGATTTGGGGTGATTGATTTTTATGGGAATGATTAAGGGAATTGCTGTGACTTTGATTGACAAAGTAGAAACAGGGAAAGACCCTTTTGGAAACCCAATTTATGAAGATAAGGAAATCGTGGTCAATAACGTCTTAGTTTCCCCAACCTCATCGGATGATATTGTTAATCAGCTTACTTTGACAGGAAAAAAAGCAATCTATACTCTAGCTATTCCAAAAAAGGATACTCATGATTGGGAAAATAAAAAAGTTAGATTCTTTGGTAAAACGTGGCGGACTTTTGGAGAACCACTTGAAGGAATCGAGGGACTTATTCCATTAGATTGGAACAAGAAAGTGACGGTGGAACATTATGGCTAAAAATCTATTCAAATTAAATCGTAGTGGAGTTGCTAGTATGATGAAATCACCAGAAATGCAAGCAATTCTTAAAGAAAAAGCATCTGCTGTTAAACAGCGTTGTGGACCAGGTTATGGTCAAGATATGCATGTTGGTAAAAATCGTGCTAATGCGATGGTATTTGCCGAAACTTATCAAGCAAAGCGTGACAACATGAAAAACAATACAATTTTAAAGGCGGTGCGTTAAATGATTGAGATTATTATTAAAAATTTTCTTGATACTCATTTATCGGTATCGTCTTTTTTGGAGAAAAAAGGAGAGATGCCATTAAGCTATATTTTGTTTGAAAAAACAGGTAGTAGCAAGAGCAATCATCTTTTATCTTCAACATTTGCGTTTCAGAGCTATGCTCCTTCTATGTATGAAGCAGCAAAGCTAAATGAACAATTGAAAGAAGTTGTAGAACGGCTAATCGAACTAAATGAAATTAGTAATGTATCACTGAACAGTGATTACAACTTTACTGACACAGAAACTAAAGAATACCGCTATCAAGCGGTATTTGATATTAATCATTATTAGGAGGATTAAAATGGCACAAGTAGAAAATGTAACTACTGCAAAGCCCAAAATTGATGGTGCTATTTACTCAGCGCCAAAAGGTACAGCTTTACCAACTGATGCAAAACCAACACTAAATATTGCTTTTAAACCGTTGGGATATATTTCAGAAGATGGATTAAAAAATAAAAATTCACCAAAATCTGATAGTATCAAAGCTTGGGGTGGCGATACGGTTGCTACAGTACAGACAGAAAAAGAAGATACATTTAGCTATACGCTGATTGAAGCTTTGAATGTTGAAGTACTTAAAGAAGTATATGGGGCTGACAATGTAACCGGAACCCTTAAAACTGGAATTACGGTTAAGGCTAATTCAAAAGAACTTATTGAGCATCCGGTTGTCATTGATATGACAGTACGTAATGGAGTATTTAAGCGAATTGTGATTCCACAGGGGAAAGTATCTGAAATTGGAGATATTTCTTATAACGACTCTGATGCTGTTGGATTTGAGATTACTCTTACTGGTTTACCAGATAAAGCTGGCAACTCTCACTACGACTACATACTCGATACAACTGTTTAACACTAATGACCCCGTAGTCGGTCAAGCCGCCGTAGGGGACGCAAAACTCTAAATATTAAATAAAGAAAGCGAGAAATATGTTAAAAGGAACAACAAAATCCGGATTTCGTTATGAAATTACAACTGAACGTTTAAATAATTTCGAGTTGGTAGAAATTTTGTCAGAAGTTGATGAAAATCCTCTTCTGTTACCAAAAATGTTAAATCTCTTATTGGGAGAACATCAATCTAAAAATTTAAAAAACTATCTTCGAGATGAAGAAGGTCTTGTTTCGACTGACAAAATCAGAGAAGCGCTTGAAGATATTTTTGCAGCTCAAAATAAAATAAAAAACTAATTCTCCTTGCCAGAATGATAAAGTTTGATGAAGAAGCACTAATGTGCGACCTTGCAGAAATTTATCATATTTACGATTACAAACAGCTATCTCCTCTAAAGATAGCTGTTTTTTCTATAGGTTTGAATGAAGAATCTAGGATAAAAATGAAGATGAGTGGACAAAAGTTTCCAATTAATACACTTCTTTTAGCTGGGATTCAAGACCGTTTAAGTATGTCTTTATGGTTTAAAACAGAAGATGGTCAGAAAGGTAAGAACAGGCCAAAACTTGTTACCGATATCATCAATAAACCAAAAGAAAAAACTGATAGAAAAATCCGATTTCATTCTGGTGAGGATTTTGAAAAATATCGTCAGCAACTATTTCAAAAAGGAGGAGGAAGTTAATGGCAACAGAATTAGGACAAGCTTATGTGCAAATTATGCCATCTGCCAAAGGAATATCAGGTTCAATGTCTGGTATCTTAGACCCAGAAGCTGAGTCGGCAGGGAATAGTGCAGGGTTAAAAATTGGTTCTGCCTTAAAGGTCGCCGCAATAGCTGGTGTGGTAGCAACAGGAGCAGCACTTGGTAAATTAATTTCTTCATCACTTTCTGAAGGAGCTGATTTACAACAATCATTAGGTGGGGTTGAAACTCTATTTAAAGATAATGCAGATAAAGTAAAAAAATATGCGACAGAAGGTTATAGAACTGCTGGGATGTCTGCAAATGCGTATATGGAAACTGTAACAGGTTTTTCTGCATCAATGATTAAATCATTGAATGGAGATACAGCTAAGGCTGCAGATTTATCAAACCAAGCAATTGTTGATATGTCTGATAATGCCAATAAAATGGGTACAAATGTTGGTGATATTCAAAATGCTTATCAAGGTTTTGCGAAACAAAACTACACAATGCTTGATAACTTGAAACTGGGTAAACCTAAAAAACTAGCTCAGTATAAACCTCGTGAAAACGGTGGAACTCTAAACGAATTAAGACGTAGACAATACCGTGCTAAGTATGAATTGATATCTGAATAGATGTTGACTTTAATGTATTTGTATGATAAAATGAATATATAGATACGTGGTAAGGAAAACTGATTATGTGGGTAAAAATTGCAAGAAATAATAACTATTCTATAAATGAAAACGGAATGGTTAGAAACGATAACACAGAACATATTAAACAGCCATTTACGAACAAAGATAATGGGTATTTAATAGTTGACCTCTATATGAATAACAAATCTGAAAAAGTTCCGATTCACAGATTGGTAGCAGAAGCATTTATCCCTAACCCTGAAAATAAGGCGACAGTAGACCACATTGACGGTAATAGGAAAAATAACTCTATTGACAATTTGAGGTGGGCAACTTATTCAGAAAATAATTCACGTTTTGAAACAATTGGTGTAAGGAGTGAGACAATAATTGTTGAACGCTTTGCAGAAGAAAGAAAAAAACGTGGAGGCGGTCATTTATCATGGCTTTATGTGATTGAAACTATTGAATTCAAAAGCATTTCAGAAACCGCAAAATATTTCAATTGTACAATAGGCAATATATCTTTAATGTTAGAAAAAGGTACGATTGGTCAAAGAGGAATAACAAGAGGTTATCAATTTTCTTACAAGAACAGAAAACGTTCTAAAATAAATTCATAAAAGTGTAACGACTATCGAAACAGATTAAGCATTCTTATTTATAAAATAAGGTGCTTTTTTAATGGAGTAGAGTACACCCAAGTGGGTGGAAGTGCGAGGGTACAGAAATGTACAAGAGATAGTCTAGTCTATATGGAAACATATAGCAGTTCATAAGAGAACGGTTATAGATTAACGACCTATGACGAATATAAACGTATGGTGGTACGAAAGAAGAAATGCAACGACTCTTGACTGATGCTCAAAAGCTGACTGGTCAAAAGTATGATATTTCAAACTTCTCAGATATCACACAAGCGATTCATGCAATCCAAACAGAAATGGACATTACAGGTACAACTGCGAAAGAAGCATCAACAACATTTAGTGGGTCATTTGATTCAATGAAAGCTGCAATGTCTAATGTTTTGGGGAACTTATCACTAGGCCGTGATTTGCAAGGGCCATTGAATGCGTTAGTGTCAACGACATCAACATTCTTATTCAAGAACTTCATTCCGATGGTAGGAAATATCTTTAAGGCTTTACCAGGAGCAATTTCGACGTTTGTGAGTGCAGCCGGAAAAGAACTTTCTTCACAATTAGGAAATGGGATTGGAAGTGGGTTCTCTGACTTTACTGCAAAGTTCAGCTCGATATTATCACCCCTACAAGGAAGCTTTCAAACTATTGTCTCAGGCTTAAAACCAGTTTTTGATAGTTTACTATCTTCAATTGGACCAATCAGTACTCAAATTATGGGAGTATTTAGCAAATTACCACAATTATTTTCTAATGTCATTTCTGCTGTAATCCCGGTAATTTCAACTTTAAGCGTTGCTTTCGGACAGCTACCATCGCTTTTTGAAGCAATATCAGTTGCCGTGCAACCGATGATTGACACTATCTCTTCTGGAATTTCAAGACTTGATTTTAGCGGAATTCAAGCTATTATATCTGCATTAGTACCTGCAATTACAACTGGTATTACTACAATGATGGGTATTATAGGACCATCAATAGATACTTTAGTAAATTCATTCGTAAAAATGTGGAATTCAATTCAACCTTTAGCAACAGTTATTGCAGGGGCATTAATGCCAGCTTTTCAAGTATTAGGCGCATTTATCGGTGGAGTATTAAAAGGAGCAATGCTCGCACTATCAGCAACTTTTGACACTATTCGTGTTGTAGTCGGATTTCTTACTCCAATAATTGCTGCCGTTTTAGCTAAATTTCAAGAATTTGCGCCTGTACTAGCAACTGTGGCTCAATGGGTTGGTACGGCAATTGGTTTCTTTGCAAACTTTGGGGCAGCTGGTACATCACTCAAAGGGTTAATCACTAGTGCATGGAATGGCATAAAATCAATAATATCTAGTGTTGTAAGTGGTATTGGCGGTATCATTAATACCGCTAAAGCTATCTTTACAGGCTTGGGTTCAGCTGGTGGAGCATTAAGAAGTATGATATCAGGAGCTTGGAGTGGTATTCGCTCCATCATCTCATCTGTAGGTGGTTCTATTAGTGGGACAATTAATGGAATCAAATCATTTTTTAGTAGCTTAGGAGGCTCTGGTAATGGTTTACGTTCAGTAATGTCTGGAGTGTGGAGCGGAATAACAGGGATTATTTCAGGCGCCTCTTCAACAATATCTGGGATTATAGATGGAATAAAAAATATTTTCAACAGCTTAAAAAACATTGATTTAGCTGGAGCTGGTCGTGCGGTTATTGATGGATTTGTCGGTGGGCTTAAAAGCACATGGGAAGCCGGAAAGAAATTTGTAGGTGGAATTGCTGACTGGATTAAAGATCACAAAGGTCCTATATCATATGATAGAAAAATATTGATTCCAGCAGGACAAGCTATTATGGGTGGATTTAATGACAGTTTGATGGAAAACTTCAAAGCTGTTCAAAAAAATGTTTCTGGGATAGCAAAACAAATTCAATCAGCAATTACTGATGAAATTGATACTAATATCTTAAATAACGATTCATGGGATTCTGCATTGAACATTGGCAGCAACTCAAATATTATCGCTGCTCAAAAAATAGCTGGAAACATTCCAGTCGATGCTTTAAATCAAGAACAATCAAAAACGGAGATACACGCTCCAATGACTGTTGTTGTGAAAGAAAACCCTTCTGAACGTGAAATTGCACGACAACAACAACTACAATGGCAAAAAGCCGCTTATGACTTTTAGAAAGGAGAAATAATGACGACACTTCCAAATGTGGAAATTTCTTATAAAAATACGTTGGGAGTTGAAATAAAATTGGACCGCTTTGGCCCTTTTTATTTAACTAGCTATGAAGGTTTTGGTTCGCCAGAAAATGAAATTAGTTCTCAAAAGATTTTTGGAAAATCTGGACAGCGTAAAACTTCCAGTTCGCTGTCATACAGGGATATGACAGTAGGAATTGCAATTAAAGAAGAAACGTACGAGTCTTTGAAAGATAAAGAACATCAAGTGATGGCCATTATCAACCCAGAACTTGCAGGAACTTTATATATTCGTATTGGTGAAAATCTTTATAGTATTGATGTAGAACCATTAAAAGGTTATGAGGGAAGTAAAGATAGTAGCACATCAACTTCTGAATCATCAATTCAGTTTAGAGCATTGGATCCTGAATGGCGTGATGAAAACGTTCGAAATAAATCCATTCCCTTATCATCATTTGATGATAAATTGAAATTTCCGTTATCAATTAAAACAGATTTTGCTTTTGCGACAATTGCTCCAGGGAAGATTGTAAAAATATTAAATAAAGGAGATTTTGAAGTTGGGTTTGAGCTTAATATTTTGTGTAATGCAGTAGTAAAAAATCCAAGAATTTATAACGTAGTCACTCAAGAGTATTTTGGATGGACAGGAACTTTTGATGCAGGAACCACTATTTTCCTTTCTACAGTTCATGGGGAAAAGAAATCATGGTATCAAGATAATACTGACCCGAAATCAACGAATGCTATGGGTATTCGTACACCTGGTTCTGCTTTTTTCACATTAGATAATATTGAATCGAATAATTTAGTTGTTCAGGCAGATAAAGGACAAGAAAACATTCTTGCAACCATTTCATTTACACCTTTAATTATAGGAGTGTAAGAGTATGGATATTGAAGTATTTAAGCGAGTAGGAACTAGTGGTTTTAATTTTAAATCTGCTGGTATCTTAGATGTTTTTGAGTCATTAACAGTTAACTGGAGATACTATACTTATTCCCAGTTTTCACTAAAAATATTACTCGAAGATGTTCAAAAAATAATTTTTAATAATAGTGAGGAAATACAGCGTAGAAAAGATATTCTTTTCTCGCTTTTTATTTCAGATAATATTCTAAATATAAATGATGTTTATTTTTATATTGATAGAGTAGTATGCGATGATTCAACAAAGGGTGAAGTTGTTATATCTGGTAAATCCTTACGTGCAAAATCACTGAAGAGAATTGTTTATAGAATTTATCATCAGACCAAAAAGCCAGAACAAATCATTTATGATCATCTTAACAATGAGGTGGTCAATCCAAGTCAAGCCAGCCGAAAAATCCAATATTTGTCTATTACTTCTCCTGGTACGTTGTCAACATCAACTGTTGATTATCAAAATTCTTATGGTGTTGTTTGCGATGAAGTAGATGCCCTTTGCTCAACTTATGATATTGGTATTAGAGAGACAGCTACAAATTTACAAAATCCTCATAACAAACTAGAAATAGTAAAAGGAAAAGATTTATCAGATGTTGTAGAATTCAACGTTGATTTTGATAATTTACTATCAGAGAGCTATGAATCATCAAACTTTGATGAAGCGACTATGGCTTGGGTTTTTGGTGAGGGAGATGGTTCTGCACGACTAAATGTGAAACTAAATGATAACCTGGCAGGCTTAGAACGTGAAGAAATTTATGTTGATGCACGAGATATTCAAAAGCAAACACAGAATGGAAGTGGAAAAGATATCACATTGACAGATTCACAATATAAAGCAGCTTTAACAAGTCGTGGAATTGAAAAACTTGCAGAACAAGAAGAAGTGCTCACGATAAATGGAGATATCGATTTAGAAAGTGATTTATTTGTATATGGCAAAGATTACGAACTAGGTGACAGAGTACGGTTTACAAGTAAACTATTCAATTTGACAAAAACATCCGTTTTAGCAGGGATAGATGAAACTTGGGACAATACAGGTCATCACATGTCACCGCTATGGGACAAAGAAAGTCCAACTGTGTTTGACATTATTAAAAGGAGAATAAAATGACACAATATAGTTTTCCGTGGAACGACGTACACGGAGATCGGCTTTATGACGCAGATGATTTTATGCGATTTTTTGCAGCGTTCCTGAAAACAGGCGTTGTAATGTCTTATAAAGGTGGATTGCGTGTACGCTCTGCTCAGGACGGAATGAATATTCAAGTAGGAAGCGGTTCAGCCGTAATTGAAGGAAGTTCGTATTTAAATGATGCGGATATTGGCATTCAAGTAAATGTTGCCTCATCAATACAAGATCGTGTTGATTCTATTGTTTTACGAATGGATAAAAATGCAAGAACTACACAATTGTTCTATAAACCAGGCGATACGACTGTTGCTAGAAATGATACAACATACGAATTACAATTAGCAACAATTTCCGTAAAAACTAATGCCACCCAAATCACTGATGCGGATATCACAGATATGCGTAGTGATTTTACGGTATGTGGGTGGTCTACTCCGTTTGATAATATCAATGTGGATGGTATTGTTGATCAATATAAAGAGATTTTTTCACAAGCAGATGTTCAATTTCAGAAATGGTTTAAAAATCTTAAGAATCAATTAGATGTTAACCAGGCTTCAAATTTACAAAATCAAATTGATAATCTAGGTAATGAGAAAGCTAATGATCATGAGGTTGTTCATAAAACTGGTGATGAATCAATTGCTGGAAATAAAACATTTACCGATGATATGACAGTGAAAAATATATCTGCCAGTGGTTCGCTTACTTCTAAAATTGTTTCTACAAAAATTGAATCACCAGCAATCAAGCATATCTTTGTAAGAACAGGGAATATGGTTACACTTACTACAGAAACCAAATCAGGTATTGCTCAAACTACCTCGTATGGTATTCCATCTGGGTATAGACCGTTCAATGATGGCACGAACCCTATTTATGAGCAGGTATTATCCGGTGGGAAAAGTGCAACCATTCGCTCTTCCGTGGCAACATGGCAACCTCGCGTATCTGCAGGATTAGATGCGGGGTTATTTGGAACGATTAGTTGGCCAACAAAAGATGATTTCCCGAATTAGAAAGCAGGGGTTATGGAATTAGAACAACTTGTGGAGCAGCACGAGGACAAACTCAAGCAGCACGATAAAGAATTATCTCGACTTAATGATATGTCAGTCGAAATGCAAAAGCAAATGAATGACGGTCTGACTCGTGTGGATGAATCAAATCGCTTTTTAAGAGAACAGAATACTCGACAATCCGAACAAAATGCTCAAATTTTGCAAGCAGTTATCAAAGGTAATGAAAGCTCAGATGAACATCAGTTTCAGTTGAAGTTGCTTGATAAAACAAACTTTTGGAAATTGATTTTAGGAATTGGCGGAGCTTCGGCGGCCATATATACGATTATCATGGAAGTTATAAAATTAATTAAATAAAAAGGAGTACCCAATGAGTTTAGATAATTTCAAAAAGCAAACTATTACATGGGATATGATTAACCAGGCATTTGAACAGCCCATTCAAATTATGGAGGGAGATGTCAATGCAAGAACGCTACTTCTTAAGATAACTGATAATGGTTCTGTACTTGACTTAACAGGTTATTCAGTAAAATTAACCTATCAATATATGTATAAATCTCAATCAGGTTTTATTATGTTAACTCCTAATGATATATCCAAGGGAGAATTCATGCTTATAATTCCTACTGAGATGACAGTATCAGGATTAATAAAATCAAATTTAATACTTCTCAATGAAGATAAAGAACAAGTTATTGTCAGTAAGAATTTAGCATTCATATCAGATGATTCTACAGTTACAGATTTAGCTCAAGAAGTAAATAATAAGATTGATGATTTTACAAAATTATTATTGGAAAATATGCCACAAGTGATGCGTAGTGAGTTGAATGACTTACATGATCAAACCGATTCAAACAAGAGCAATATTGACCTTAAAGCAAATTTAGCTGATATGACGAGCTTACAAAGTGCAATGACAGAGCTCAAAAAAGAAGTAGAAGCATTTGGTATTAGTCCTGAAAATTTAGTTACTATAAAATCGCTATTAGAAGCAATCGCAAGCAATGCAAGTGAATCGGAAGTTGTTGAACTAATAAATTCAGTAAAGGTTTTAACAAGTAACATTTCTCTGATGAGTAACGGAGATTACTCCCCTAAAGCTAATCAAACAGATTTAGAAAGTTTACAGCATACTGTTAACGACCAATCGGCAACTATTTCAACAAAAGCCAATCAAACGGATTTAGATAACTTACAAGCTACTGTTGATAAACAAGGCATTGCAATTTCAACAAAAGCTGAGCAATCAGAGTTATTAATCACAAACAAAAATGTAACAACTGCTCAAGAAACAGCAAAACAAGCTGAAAGTGAAGCCAAAAATGCAATGGCAAAGGCTACCGAAGCACAAGCAAACAGTTTACCACTTAATAGCAATGCGGTAAGTGCAAGTAAACTGGAAACAGCTAGAAAACTTAGAGTAAGTCTTCAATCTTCAGCACAGCAAAATTTTGACGGAACTGCTGACGTAACTAATATTGGAGTTTCAGGTGTGCTTCCTATTGCAAACGGAGGTACTTCAACAAATGACGGAGTTATAGATACAATTGCCTATGCTAACAGAGCAGACGGTACAGACGGTTTCACAACTGTTTACCCTAATTTGAATTTGTTGAAAAACACGATAGCTTTAACAGCAACTTCAAATACAGCATGGTGGAATACTTTATTTAGTTCCAGCCAAATATATGATTCTACAATTAAAACTAAAACTGGAGTTTCAGCAATGAACTGGAGTTTCGTTGCCTATGTGCCATTGAATGCTGAAGTTGGACATGAAATCCCTATCCAGCTTAAAGGTCAAAGTTCTCAGGCTTACGGAAATATTGGAACTGATGATTACAACACAATTATTAGTCAGGCTAATTATATTACTAAACAAAGTGATTTAGGTAAAACGATTCGTATAAGCGCTCCAATACAAATAGGCTCTAAATATAAAACTTTTGATACTGCTCTAGCTGATACTGATAGCGTTACTGTTAGACAATCATCAGGCATATCAGGACTTGTGTATTCTAAATTGAAACTTGAAATAGGTTCAACCGCCACACCGCACATGCCTTCAGCTAGCGAAGTCACGGTTGCAGATTATCCGAAGTATGTAGGTTTTAGTAATATCATTAAACCTAATAAGAAAAGTTCTGATTATAAGTGGTTACCGATGGGATTAGTAGCAATTGATAGGGCTACTGGCTCACTCAAGCCTGCGGTTATAGGCATAGATTGCGCTCAAGCTCACCCAGTTGGCTCGGTAGTCACAAATAACTCAAATTCATCATCAGGGTATTCTACAGGTACATGGGAAAATATCGGTTCAGCAGTGATTGGTTCAACGACAATATATTATTGGAAACGAACTGCATAAAAAATAAAAAATAGGAGAAAGAACATGAAAACATTTTTTAAAGATATGGCAGAACGTGCCATTAAAACATTTGCACAAGCAATGATTGGCGCTTTGGGTGCTGGTGCCACAGGCTTAATTGGGGTTGATTGGCTTCAAGCCTTGAGTATCGCAGGGTTTGCAACAGTGGTATCAATTCTTACTTCATTAGCAAGTGGGATTCCGGGCGATAATACAGCAAGCCTAGTCAATAATAAAAAAGAAGGGGAATAAATGACAATTTACGACAAAACGTTCCTACTCGGCACAGGTCAAGGTTCGTCACAAAAGGCGAGTAATCGATATATCGTGATTCACGATACCGCCAATGATAATAACCAAGGTGATAATAGTGCCACAAATGAAGCGAGTTATATGCACAATAACTGGCAAAATGCCTATACTCATGCCATTGCTGGCTGGGATAAAGTGTATTTGGTAGGAGAACCTGGATATGTTGCTTATGGTGCAGGGAGTCCAGCTAATGAACGCTCACCGTTCCAAATCGAACTCTCTCACTATTCAGACCCAGCTAAACAACGTTCTTCATATATCAACTATATCAATGCTGTGCGTGAACAAGCAAAAGTATTCGGTATCCCTCTTACTCTTGATGGAGCAGGTAATGGTATCAAAACTCATAAATGGGTTTCGGATAACCTTTGGGGAGACCATCAAGACCCTTACTCTTATTTAACACGCATTGGTATTAGCAAAGACCAACTCGCCAAAGACTTAGCAAACGGTATTGGTGGGGCATCGAAATCTAATCAATCTAATAACGATGATTCAACACACGCAATCAACTACACACCTAACATGGAGGAAAAAGAAATGACTTATCTTATTTTTGCAAAAGACACTAAACGCTGGTACATCACAAACGGTATTGAAATCCGTTATATCAAAACTGGTAGAGTTCTTGGAAATTATCAAAATCAATGGTTGAAATTCAAACTTCCTGTGGATACTATGTTCCAAGCAGAAGTCGATAAAGAGTTTGGAACTGGAGCAACAAATCCAAATCGTGACATTTCAAAAGGATAAATTAACCCCGCTTCGGCGGGTGTTTTTTTAAATATAATTTATTCAAATAACATTTTTTATTGACAAGTAGCAAAATATTTTGTTATAATATCTTTATCAAATGACAACATCCTCGTATCCATTAAGGACAGACAAGCTCTGACGCGGGGATTTTTTTATATTTTATAAGGATATATTATATGAATGCTGAATCCATTTTAATAAATTCATTCCTAAGCGTCCCTCTCCTAACTGGGGCGCTTTTTTTGTGCTATAATATAGTCGGGATGTTTGTGAGATTTCATCCTATTCCTAGAGTCAAGCCATTCTTCGGAGCGGCTTTTTTTGTTTGTTGTAAATTTACAACAATACTATCAGAAACATAATGATATGTTGTAATTTTGTTGTACGAGTTTTTTATTTCTATATTTTTTAGTTGTTTTAAAAATAGGAAAAACTGCTATATTAAGCCGTTTTTATTTTATATTTATTCTATTATTGTTTATTATCGTT